TTAAATTTTATCCGCGTGGTGCATCAGCACAAATTTATCCCACAACTGTTCTTCTGTCTCGACATGCGCCGGATCTTTCACAATAGTATTGGGGATCGGGCACACCTTCTGGCAGGTTGGTGTCTCGTAGTGCCCTACGCATTCGGTACACTTATCGCTGTTAATCTCGTAGATATGATCTCCCATTGAAATCGCCTCATTCGGGCATTCGGGTTCACACATATCACAATTAATACAGCGTTTAGTAATTAGTAAAGACATTTCAATGAATTACCGTTAAATCATTTTAAAATCAGTAAGTTGTATCGAGTTTGTATGCTTTACCGTCATTAACTTACTGTATGTTGATCCAGTGTATTTAACCTTGATAAACTCAGTCCAGCAACACAAAACCGCAACACATTGCATTTTGTCCCGTAGAAAAGACTTATATGTGTGAGCTTGTTTTCTGCGCCTACGCAGATAAGGATTGAGAATGCCGCGCACTGTAACACATAATCCGGATAGCCCCAATAATGACGATGTTTTAGCCGCATCTGAAAAATGGGACGCCTGTAAACCCCCCTATATCAGCGCACACATGAAAATCTGTGTTGCTGCTGCCAAAATCATCCTCGCCGCTTCCGGCGTGGCTCGCCGTTCCAAATACGAAAAAGAGAACTATCTCCGTATCGATTTCAGCAAAGCCGGTAAGGTTACATTTTACGCCGAGTTTCCAAAAAAGATGGGCCTCAAAGGTAAAAAGCTTGGCGAGTGGCCGGAGCTCGCTATCCAGCTGGCGCGCGAAAAAGCACTAGGTATGGCTGACGGTGGACTGCGGGCAGAGTCCGTACATGCAGCGCTGGAAATGTACCGGGATGACCTCAAAGCTAAAGTAGCCCGGCAGAAGCTGAGCCCGGACAGTTTCACAACCTACGGGGTGCGTATCGACCGGATTAAAGCCACGTTCGGCGAGCGCGAGGTGTTCGGCGACGTAACATACAATCGGCTAGTGGAAGTGCTGGACGAGTGGATCGCCACTCGCTCGAACAATAACGCCCTGGAGTTGTTTGCCGAGCTCCGTCGGTTCTGGAAGTTCTGCGCACCTACTCTTTGTAACGGTCGCAATGTTGCTGCCAGTCTGCCAGATGATTATGTTTCCTCCCGCGTACAGAAACCCACCCCCACACGGCTTTTTACCGATATTGAGTCAATCGCCCGGCTCTGGCTCAATGTTGCCGCCTGCACCTCTGTACACCAGAAGAATGCTGTTCGCTTCATGATCATCACCGGCGTTCGTCCGATTAATGTCCATAACCTGCGCTGGGACTACGTTCACGAGGAGACTGGCGAAATTGTTTATCCTGAAGGGGTTATCGGCATGCGAGGGGCTATGAAAACACAAAAGGCTTTCCGCCTGCCAATAACGCCGGAGATCCGGCGGATTATCGACGAGCAGAAAGCATGGCGTGATTCAGTTCCTGAGTGCAACAGGGATTATGTATTTTTGCAGCCGCGTGATCCAATGCAGCCATTTTCAAAACGATCACTGGATAAGCTAGTGAAAACATACAGCCCGGATGGGGCTGTAAAAGGAATAAAACATGATGGGACTGTTAAAGGGAAAGACGGTGCATTTAATACGATGTGCCGTAAATTCCTTAAGAGCAATGTTATTGCCTTGATGAAGGAAAGAGGCTATTCCCGATCAGACCGAAGGGAAATCAGCCTCCTTTGCCTTCACCACTCCAGCAAGTCAGATGACCCGATGGCAGAACATTACGACTTTTCTGATGAGATTTTGCAGGAAGAGATTGCGTTAAAGCGCGAAGCTTTCGAGGCTCACGAGCGGAGCATACTTGCGCAGGTGGCATTGCTACGGCGGCGAGGTTAATACCGGCTGCGACACTTTTGAATAAAAGCGTCGACATTGCGGCGCTCATAACGAACTACTTTTGCACTGAAACGAATTGGTGCCAGGATAGCCCGATGACGATGCTTAATATTCCACTCACATAGCGTTTTCTGTGTAATACCTAACTTTTGGCATACTTCATCCGGGGTGAGTAAATCGTCGGGTTTCTCGCTCATGCTATACCTCTCTTTTTCATGGCATCGAGCAGGATGTCCTGCACTGTTCGTTTTGAGTTGCGCCGCTCCATCACCATTTCGTCCATAGTGTCGGCAGCAATAATGTGGTGAATAAATACCGGACGATTGTGTCCGGCCTGTATCTGCCTGGTGGGGCCGATACGTTCAATAATTTGCTGATATTGCTCCAGGTCCCACCAGTGTGAGAAAAATACCAGTATATTCCCGCCGTCCTGCATGTTCAGGCCGTGGCCCGCGCTGGCTGGGTGTGCAAAGAGAACAGGAATCTTTCCGGAATTCCAGTCGCGCAGTGTCTGTGGATCCTGGTCGAGGTGACGACCGCGAGGGAATGCTTTAAGCAAGCGTTCAAGATCGTGTTTCCAGTGATAAGCAACCAGCACAGGTGCGCCAGCTGCTTCGGTCAGTATGCTGTCCAGCGCCTGTAGTTTGGTGTCATGCAGTTCTGACCAACTTCCGGTGTCGTCTGTGTATACTGCGCCACTGGCGATTTGAAGACACTTCAGTGTCTTTGCCGCGGCGTTCGGTGCTTCGATGCCTTCGCCATTCAGCTCGAGGAACATTTCCTTTTCCATTTCACGATACTGCTGACGGGCCTTCGGCGGCATATCCACGCGGATTACGTTATGGATGGGGTCTTTGATATCGAACCAGTCGGCCGCATCCAGCGAGAGGGTCACATCGGCTAATGCTCGCTGTATTTCAGCCTGTGAGTGAGCAAACGGCTCCAGTTTGGTCCAGCTCTGCCCTGGAAACTGTATCGAGTTGAACCAGCGTGAGGTAAACGCGCCGTAAGTGCGTCCGAGACGTTGCCCCTGGTCCACAAACCACGCTTGTCCCCACAAATCTACCAGGCCGTTCGGTGCTGGCGTCCCGGTGAGATTTATCCAGCGCCGGACATACTTATGCGCCACTTTGCCCAGCGCCGCCGCGCGCTTACCACCACCTCGCAGCCGGAAGGATTTTAGCCGGGTGCTTTCATCCGGAATGACGGTACCGAACGGCCAGCTGTCGCCCAGCTCTTCCACCAGCCAGACCAGATTGTCGTAGTTGATTGTAAACACGCTGGCGTTGCTGTTCGCCAATGCCGCCGCGCGTGCTTTGGCATTACCGATAATCGGCTGCACCTCGATATTGCGCAAATGCCCCCATTTAACCGCTTCATCCGGCCATGTGCTGGCGGCTACGCGCAGCGGTGCCAACACCAGCGCGGGCTGTGTCTCCGCTCCCGCCATAAAAAGATCTTCCAGCGTGGTGAGCGTCGCCACGGTTTTACCCATTCCCATACCCGCCCAGATGTTGCAGCGCAGAGTGTCAATTTCGTGGTTTATGATGAGGTTTTGATATGGATGGGGTGAGAATAAGTTTATACTCATAAACGCCACTCAATGTAAATAATGATGATATGAATATGACCACAATTGAACGTTCGGAGTCTTTATGGGACCAAAAAATTCCGCTAATAACTGCGATCTCTATTTTTACATATTTATTGGTGTATGTTTATCAATGGTCTTTCGCTTATTTTTTTTAGTTATCCTGCTGACTTTATATTGATAGATGTTAGCTCGCTGCTAAAAACTCTTTCATTTACTGGTTTGGCTTCAGTGCCTATTTTTATAGCGATAGCTACTTCATTTAGGGTTTATAAGTTAAGTAGGTACTGGCTCTCTTTTGTTTTAACTACGGTTGTTGCGGCGGTGTTGTATTTTTCGTTTGTTGGATTGGTTAATCCGATCGGTTTTTACATGAGTGGCGGAAAACCAATTGTTTTCGCTATTTGTTTTATTGCATTTTATCCCATACTGTTAACGTGGCAGCTGTTAATGGATGGGCATAAATCTTTTCGGAGTCTTTCTGGTAGCAACGTTGTTCTTATTGCACTCTTCACAATGTTATGTACCTCGTCAGTTGCTCAAATAAGTGCTTGGGTTTCTTCAGGTAAATATATCGTTAGAGAAATACCAGGATACCATCTTGTTAACAACGTGGGTGAGAAGGTTCTGGTGGGTAAATGTGATACTAACGAGGTGGCGTTTAAGCTATTAGATGCAGATAAGGACTTCACGTTTATCAAATCCAGTACTGAAGAACGGAATGCTTTCCGTTCATGTTTGCTCAGCCCTAAAGATAAATCAAAATAATATCCCCTCAAGATTTTTGCTATCCAGCACCACCACGGTAAAGCCCAGCGCGCGCAGCCGTTCATGCTCGCGCAGCTGGTCGGTGCGTGGTGGTTTGCCAGGTGCTTTGCATTCGACAAAGACGAGACGACCGCCGGGTAACAGGACAATCCGATCCGGTACCGAGCGGCGACCGGGTGACACAAACTTAAAGGCGATCCCGCCAGCCTTTTTCACTTCGGCGATGAGGTGCTTTTCGATAAGGCTTTCACGCTCATACGCCATCGTCCACCGCCTTACGCTTTTCGCGCATGTTCTGCATCAGGCAAAAATCAGACCGGCGTTCGCTCCAGTCCTGATTCAGTGCGTTACGTGATTCGCGGTTGGCTTTGGCCCAGGCTTTTGCCGCCCGGTCGTACTCGCCGATCTGCTCAAGGCGCAAAGCCTCCCGCGCAGTCCGGTAATAAAGGGGACTGTCCCGATATTTAAATGACATAGGGGTTACCTCAAACAAAAAACCCTGCATTTGCAGGGTTTTTTTACATTTTAGGAAAATGATTGATTAAGATGAAGCGTTCGCTATTTGAGCTTCATTAAATGTGAAACCGGCCTGTTTAAGACGCTGGATTAAGCGAGGTACAGTTTCTCGAACATGATCATTAAAGTTGAGATAAAGAATACCCGCAGCATCAGAAGGCTGTTCAAGGTGTTGCTTCTGCAAGATGACCACGTTACTGCGCCCGAGTGATGATAACAACATCCCCATTTCTAGAACTACGTTTTGACGAGCCCTGGGCAGGGCTGCTTCTTGACCGTCTCTTTTGGAGTACCCCACATCATCGGGAGTGAGAAGAACAATGCCGAAACGAGTCGCTGTCTGCCCTTGACCAATTTCACGCTCAAGTTCTTCAATTATCGTAAGTCCAGTACCGCCTGTATTCTGCAAAATAAAATGATCAGGTAACCCAAGCTTATGAAGAATGAGCTCAAGCTGCTCTTTTGCTGCATGGTCGTGACCGTGAACGATGAAAATCTTTTTGGCTGGCTCTTGAAACTGGGCTGGCTGAACTCGTTGAGCTGGCGCGTTACCCAAGTGTTCATTAATAATGGCTTCAACCTCTGGTTTTGCCGCTTGTGAGCCTTGAATCAAAATCGTTCCGGTGTGGTAAAGCGTTATGATGGCACCATTACTTAAACGATAACAATCATGACCGGCTTTGTTTTCTTCTCCGGTAACATCAAATCCGGATTCGACTAAAAATTGACGAAAAGTTTCGACAGGGTGTGGGTATTTGAGAGCCATTTCATTGAGATCCTGCATCATTATTTTCCTATAAAATAAGCAATATTTAGCAAAGCAGCAATGACAGCGATCAGCTAATCCTTACGGTAGTGGTACGCCTCGAAGCCGCCAGCGTTCAGCGGGATATCGGGTGCCCACTCGGGGTTAGTGGAGAGCAGCGCGGAAAGCGCTTTATCGTTGAAATCGTCAGTGTCCGGCGCCTCGGTGATTACCTCATCGTGTACCGTCAGCACAATGCTGTAACCTGCATCCTCGATCAGCGGCATGTTTCCGGCCAGAACGTCGCGGGCGGCTGCTTGGGTGACGTTCTCCACCAGCTTTCCGCCGTAGGTTTTGAGTCGTTGCCATTTACGCGAATAAGAGTTAACACCCCTGTAGGTGATATTCCCTTTTTCGATAACCGGAGACGGGTAGCATACAGCGCGTCCGGATGGTAGCTGTATGCGCAGCCACGCGCCATCACGTCGGATTTTAAGATAGCCGCAATACAATGTTTTTTGCGGTGTGGCGATTGCTGTGCGGACGGTGCGCTCCAGTTCGTACCAGAAATCGCAGGTCGCCGGGTGCGCCCTGCGCCAGAGACGTTTAAGTGAGTCGCAGGCGATAAATACCCGTTCAGAAAGCCCGTAGGTTGACTTGCGTTTAACCGATTCGTCGTACCAGCTTTTCGCCTCGCGGATAACATCGCGGGGAATGTTTGGCAATGCGGCGTTCGCCAGCTCGTCGAGATCGAGACCGTAAACCAGCGCAAAAGTGATGAAAGCCGATACACCACCACCATAACCCAGACCGAGCTCCATGACTTTACCGATCTGACGCATGTGTTTATCAACATCATCTGGTGCAATATCGAAAGCTTTTGCATACGCCAGTTTATATAAGTCCGAACCCGTTCCGGCGTCGTACTCTCTGAATGCATTCAGTTTCCATTCTTCTCCTGCCAACCATGCCAGCATACGGCCTTCAATGTTCGACAAGTCACTTACCACCAGTTTTTTGCCTGTTGGCGCGATAATGCAGCCACGTAACGCTGAACTGGTTAGTTCCATGATATTGTCAAACAGCAGGTCTGCACATCCGGCTTTCAGTGCTTCGATGCCTTCGTCTATTTGTTCCTGTTTTAGTGAAGGGCGGGGAAGATTCTGGGGCTGGAATAGCCGTCCGGCCCAACGACCGGTACGTGACGCCCCGCAGAACTGTAGCGTACCGCGTAAGCGCCCGTCGTGGCTTACGCCTTTCATTAGTGCCTTGTATTTACTGGTGCTGGTAGTACTGGCCTGCAGTCGGATAGCCAGCAGTTCTTTCACGGCAGATGGTAAATCGGGGTCGGCAATACGACGTTCCAGAGTACTGCGTTGCATGTCTGGTAGCTCCACACCGTAGGATTCAACAATGTGCTTAATCAACGCGTCTCGTTGTGTGGCTGCCTGCACTTCGCCATCAGTCATTTCCTGTGTACGCTTTGCCAGGCGCTTTTGTTCCTGGTCTACCGCTTCGATCGCAGCGCGTGCGAGTTGCATGTCCATGCAGACGCCCCGGTCATTGATCTGCTGATCACGATGCCAGAGCGCCAGTTCTGTCCCCTGATAATTCCACTTCGGCAGACGTTTATAGACTTCGCGCATTGCCTCGATATCCAGTCCGGCGTAAGCAACAAAGCGCCGCCATTCTTCCGGGTGGGTTTTACTGGTGGCCCGACGCAGTTTGCTGTTTTTCGGGCGTGGCTTACAGAACAGCTGGATCAGCGCTTTACCTTCTTTGTCCTTCGCTTTGTCTTGCGGGACGCCTAGTACTTCGCAGAGTTCCCCCAGAGACCCCGGAAGACCGTGCGCCAGCGCCTGCACCATCGTGTCGCGCCAACGTTCGACAGGCGGTGCCAGTCGCGGCATTGCATAACGCAGAACGGTGCGGTCGAAGTGAGAGTTATGGAAATAAAGCAGGGTTTCAGGGTCTGCGATTGCTTCGTATAAGCCGTGTGGAATACCACCACCGGCAGTGATATCCCACACGTTTACTGGCCCGTCGTTGATAGCCCATGCGAAAAGCATCACTTCAACGCCTTCGGCATACGCATGGGTACCGTTGTTGATCGGAATGTCACAATAGGTTTCCAGGTCGCCCCATAGTATATTGGACATAAAATATCCTCATATGGTATATGGTTAAATGCTAGATATCATGAATTAAAGGAGACAACTAATGACTGTGGGTAATAAGAGACAGCCTAATGGATTACCTGAATATTATTGTCACCGTGGTAACGACATAAAAGATGCGATAGTTCGGGATTTTATTATTCAGCCTGTTGCACACCTGAAACTTATTACTGGACAAACTAAAACCAGTTATTCCGGTTATCCGTTAACCGATCAGTACTATTGTTTTTCATTTAAAAAACGCTCTGATGAAAATTGTACAGGGGCTTTTTTCTGTGGTAGAGATGTTGCAAAGGATTTCATTCGGCGTATCGGTTGTACAGAGCTGCCGTTATTTAATCCTATGAAATCGGATACCAGTGCAGCAATAGAACGTTCCGGTTCTGGCTCAGGTAGTTCTGGTATTACTGTCAAGCCAAATGCTGACAAAAAGCTATTTATAGACGCAGCTCGTCTGTTAATGACGCTGTGGGATTCAACAAGTAAGGGACAAACCCCACTGGCGTCGGTTCTTAATGAAGCAATTTCTGGTGGTATAGATAAACCTCCAGAAATTAGACATGTAGTGGCGGTTAATACAATGTTGGGTAACACAAAAAATACTTTAACTGGTCTGCAGGATAAAGCAAGAGCGAAGTATCCTGATGTGTTATTCAGAGATTTTGATTTCACGCCTCTTAACGAGATTGTAAAACGTTCAAAATCATATAATAAGCATCCCCCTTGTTATTGAGTATCAGACACTGTATTGGTAGGAAGGCCTATCATTTCATTTAATGTCTCTCGATGTACTGCTGGTGCTAAAGGGACTGGCGGTGCGTCTGTTGGAAGCAGTTCTTTAGCTTCGGGCCATACATCCAGTAATCGTTTTACTGTCCGAACTTTATTTAGAGCCGCGCTGACGTTCTGTATGATTTCGGTTTCATCACTTTTAATTTGTGTGTAGAGAGCATCAAAGCTATAAAACTCCGTTACCAGAGGATCTTCGCCAAGTAGAGTAAATTCTGCAGGTGCTATTTTATTAATATGCTCGGGGGCTCCTGATTCATAACCTCTGTAGTTGCCATTGAAATAAATGTTTGCTCTGGCTCCAGCCAGATTGAGATATATGCAGCAATCTTTTCGAATTAAAGAACTATTGGTTTTTAATGAATCAGGGATTTTTGTGACCATGGATTCAATCTTTTTTATATTTTTTAATATTTCAGCTTCTTTCTCTACGCCCCCGATAGCTGCAAGCCGAACACGTTCGGCCCATTCAACACGAGCAGCTCGTAGTGCTGATTTACGTTTGGGAATACCCGCTTTCTCAAGTGCGTTATTGATGATTTGAGTTTTAAGGTGATTAGTTAATACGGGCTGTGACATTATACTTTCCCTCATGAGATACCCCAGCACGTAGCTGGGGGATGAATATTTTTAAATTAGTGCTTCAGCATCAGCGCCTTCGCTGATATCGTCGAAATCGTCAGCGCTTGCCACTCCGCCGCCAGCGAATGCATCGCCGTCTCGCAGGAACTGGACTCCGCCGAGTGAGGCATTAATGCGTTTACCGAAATTATTGTCCTGTGCCCAGATATCGATAACGGCGTTTACATAGCACCCTGCATAGGGACGTCCATCAGCCTGAATTAGTGGCGAACGATCGCGATCAAGAACAGCTGGGCGCGCTTTGTTAGCAGCATTCAGGAAGAAATTGCCGGGGAAGCCTTCATACTCTGCTTTTTCATCACCATCATGCAGGCACAGATTGAGTTTTTTCTCCAGCTGGCTATAAATGGGCTCCCACTTCTCTCCCCATTTTTCCTTCGCTACCTGCTTCATAGCTTTACGGATTTCTTCCAGTTGTGGGTGTTTGGGTGACATTAAAAATACTGCGGAGAAACGCGGCTCGCCTTCGCCGTTTACAGTTTTAGCTTCAAACAGAGACGGGAAGGCCAGACGAACATTGTTCAGCTTCAGTTTCATGGGTATTTCCTTAAATCAGATGAGGTCTGCGGTTAGCGTATCGTCGGATACGTCGTCGAAATCATTTACAGGGTTGATATTGAGTACGGGGCGTGGGTCTGACTCGGGAACGACGGTGGGTTTACCATCAGCTCGTGTTATCAGTGCCTCGACTTTTGACCAACGGCGCGGACTGGCCTTTTTGATAAGTTTTTCGGCTTTTGTGGGACTAATAAGTTTAAAGTCGAATACTTCTTCAGTTTTGTACCTGAACTGGTCCTTCAGAAGTGCGCGAGCTGCCTCTTCATCACTCCAGGCCCGGTTACCTTGTTTTCCTGTTACCAGTTTAAACCCCGGTACCGGATGTCCGGCATTGAGTTCATTGTGAACCCGGTCCCGTACTGCCTTTATTGGTGCACACACGCACTCCGTTGCGATTGGCTCACATGGACACACCATCACCGTTAACGCTGCTGGTAACGCGGAAAACACCGTCAAAAACATTGCATTTAACTATATTGTGAGGCTTGCATAATGGCATTCAGAATGAGTGAACAATCACGAACCATCAAAATTTATAATCTGCTGGCCGGAACTAATGAATTTATTGGTGAAGGTGACACATATATTCCACCTCATACAGGTCTACCTGCAAACAGTACCGATATTGTACCGCCAGATATTCCGGCTGGCTTCGTGGCTATTTTCAACAGTGATGAGGCGTCCTGGCATCTCGTTGAAGATCATCGTGGTAAAACGGTTTATGACGTGGCTTTCGGCGATGCGTTATTTATTTCTGAACTCGGTCCGTTACCGGAAAATGTTACCTGGTTGTCGCCGGAAGGGGAATATCAGAAGTGGAACGGCATAGCCTGGGTGAAGGATACGGAAGCAGAAAAACTGTTCCGGATACGGGAGGCGGAAGAAACAAAA